GCTTTAAGAAAAACGGCCCATGCTATCTACAACTGCGCAAATCAGGGATGGAGATACTTGAAGGCGTAAGCAAAGACGATAGCTATCTGCCGGTGATATTTGAGATGGATAAGGGCGATGATATAGCCGATGAGAATAACTGGATCAAATGCAATCCGAACCTCGGAATCAGCGTATTTCCTGAGTTTTTACGCTCCAGATTGAATGCTGCACGCAATGAAGGAGGCAGCAAAATGATTGATGTGCGCACGCTTAACTTTAATGAATGGTGCGAAACTCCGCAAGTTTGGATTACTCAGGATGTTTGGAACAAAAACAGCCACGGCCTAAAGCTTGAAGATTTAAGAGGAAAGGTTTGTTATGGCGGCTTTGATATGTCTTCGGGTATGAATTTTAACGCTTTTTCGTTATTTTTTCCTCACGTTCGTGACAATTGCCATGCAGTAGTAGTGCTGTTCTGGTGTCCACAGGAAGCAATCAGCAGCAGTCAGATGCGTGTAGACTATCAATCGTGGGCAGATGCCGGATATTTGCACGTTTGCGAAGGAAACGTAATAGATAACGATTGGGCTTATGATCGTATTTACCAATTCATTAGCCAATACGATTTGGACTCTATTGCCTTCAATTTAACCCTACAGACACACGATGTAATCCAGGCTTTAGTCCGGGCAGGAATTAAATGTAGCCCAATCAGCCAAGGTTACAGGACTCAAAGCACTCCTACAAAAGCATTTGAAGAGATGATGACGGCCGGCGAAATAGATCATTTAAATAATCCGATGTTGGCGTGGCAGAATCTAAATACGCAAATTGCGAGAAGCAAAGACGGCGATATCCGAGTGCAGAAAATGCACGGATTGAACTGCGGAATACCGGCAACCATACAGGCTATTGCCCAATGGAAGACTATTTCAGCCGGCGTAAAAGACGAGGATCAGGTATTAGAGGGCTGGTAATTACCGCTTCTTTTTTTTCTTGTTTTTAGCCACTCTCCGTGCGCTAAACGATGTGTAACTGCTATATGCATCAAAGCCGATATCATCAATAGCCCTATAAAAAGCCTCTGTTCGGCTTTTACTGCTTTTTAATTTGTCATTAAAACGCTCTTCAAAAAAAGTATAAAGGTCTTTGCCCATATTTTTAACGTGGTTAAAACCGTACTGCAAAAATATACGTTTTTTTGCTTGTAAATATCAAGATTGGATAAGCCGTTTTTCCAAAAAGTATTTGAGAAGTACATCTGGGACTTTTCCGCTAAGTCCGCAGGCAATCCTTACAATCTCAAAGGCCAAGACGCTTGGGCAAGGTTGGTTGGATTCAACGATAATTTTAGCGAAGAGGCGGTAAGTGAAACCCGGGCGCATGGTCTTTCAACCGTCTATACTTGCATAAATGTACGCTCACAAACTATTGCGGCTCTTCCAATAAACGTGTACCGGGAAACTGATCAGGGCAAAGAAGCTTTGACAGAACACCCGGCATATTATCCGCTTGCGCATCAGCCGAACAGCTACATGACATCGGCCAACATGTTTATGACGGCCATGATACATGCGGATAGCTGGGGTAATAGTTATATCGGCATAAATCGCAGCGGCCGGGGAGCGGTAAACTCCCTGGACCTATTGCAACCTTGGGAATGCGAAAGCATTAACATCGTAGACGGCAATGCATATTATAACATCAACGGGATGGTATACCCTGCCCGTGATATTCTGCATTTCCGTTGGTGGTCATTGGACGGTCTAAATGGCGTTAGCCCCATCCGGCAGAACGCCATCACAATGGGCAAGGCTATCAAAGCCGAAAAATACAGCGCAATGTCAATTGGCCAAAAGCCGCCCGGTATCCTGAGTTATCAGGGAACGATGACCCCGGAGCAAAGAGCCGAAAACCAAAAAAGTTGGAAGGAAGATTTGCAGATGGGGCGCACCCCTATTATGTCCGGTAAATGGGAATTTACGCCAATCATGCTTGCCCCTGGCGATGCTCAATTTATTGAGCAGGAACGCCTGACAGACCGGAAAATATACGGCATATTCCGCATTCCTCCGGTGTTTGCACAAGACTATGAGCGTGCAACATTTGTAAATGCAGAGCAGTCAGATTTACTTTTTGCAAAACATACCATTACTCCGCTTATACGCATAATTGAGCAGGAGTGTAACATGAAGCTTTTCAGCGAACGTGAAAAGTCAAACACTTACGTAAAGTTCAACCTAAACGGGTTGCTGCGTGGCGATACGGCTGCCCGTGCGCAATTCTACACCGCAATGCGCAATATCGGTGCAGTCAATGCGAACGAAATCCGTGAGCGTGAAGATTTCAACGGCTACGATGGTGGCGAAATATACACCGTACAAGGTGCGCAGGTTCCGGTTGATATGCTGCGTGAATTCTACGAATCTAAGGTAGACCCGGGATCAGAAAGCAACGAATCAATAAGCGAAGAAAATCAGGAAGAATATCAGATGGCATTTAGAAAAGCCGCTGAAATGGCTAAAGCAAAACATTTCTACAATTAAGACATGGTAACTAAGCAATTTGAGGCTAACATATTGTCTAAAAGCTTTGACCAAAACACCGTTTTGGAAAGCCGGAAGATGAAGTTTGTGATTTCAACAGGCGCAAAAGATCGTGGCCGTGAAATCATCAATATGGATAATTGGTCTTTTGAAAACTACAAGATGAATCCAATCGTAGGCTACCAGCACGCTGTGCATGGTAACTATTTCAGCGACCCTAATCCTGATATGGTTATCGGTAAGTCTGTAGTAAACACAGACACGTTTGCCGGCAAAAAGGTAATTGTAGCAGAGGCTGAATTTGAGCCGGCCGATATTAATCCAATCGCTGATAAGATTCTTAAAAAGCTTGTTTTTGGTAGCCTTAATGCCGCATCTGTTGGCATCCTTCCGGTAGGTAATGGCAAAACCGAAAAAGGCGTTTACTATTACGATGGGCAAGAATTGCTTGAATGGTCGGTAGTTAATATTCCGATGAATCAGGAAGCTATAAAACTATCCGTTGACCGGGCTATGGATGCAATCCGGCAAGTCAGTCGGATGGTTCCGGAAGTAGATATTGAAGACCTTAAAAAAATGAAAGTTCAGGATATCCTGGACTTGATTGACAGCAAGGTAAACGGCGAGGCCATTGCTGAAATCGAAGAGACTCTTACTGCGCCTGATCCGCAGTCTGAGCTGTTTAATTCTCGTCTTAACCAAATCAAATCAAATAGAAAATGGACAATCTGAAAGCTAAGCGGGAGGAGCGTGTGACCCTTGAGGACGCATACGCTGTTCTTGCTAATAAGTCTAAGGAGAAAGCCCTTTCAGCCGAAGAGGTGAAAAGCCTGGATACGCTGGATAAGCAAATTGCTTCCTTGGATTCTGAAATCGAAATTTTGGAGCGTGCTGAGAAGCGTGCTACTGAAATTGTGAAGCGTCAAGCTACCCCGGCTGCTGTTGCGGCTGTAGGCGCACCGCAGGACAATGCGGCTGAGCGCAAGGAAATGAATGCTATGGCAAAGAATTACTCTTTTGCTAAGCAGATTCAGGGACTTGCTACTAAAAAAGATCGCTTCACGCATGAAGGCGTAGAAAGCGAAATGTACCAAGAGGCTGTGCGTGAGGCTAAAGAGTCAGGCGTAAGTATCTCTGGAAACATTGCTATCCCTTCGAAGTTTATCAAAATTGGTAAGGAAAAAGCCGCTCTGAACGTAGGTACTGAAGGTGCTGATGTTGTTGCAGTTGACATGATGGGTCTTATTCCTGTGCTTAACCCTAACCCGGTTACCGCTCAGATGGGTATCACCGTTATGACCGGTCTGCGTGGTGATGTACAATGGCCACGCCATACTACGGATGTGGCTTTCACTTGGGAAACTGAGACCTCAAACGTTGATGAGTCTGTACCGGCTTATGACAACATCAAGGTAAGCCCCAAGCGTACCGGTATGTACGTAGATGTTACCAGCCAAATGATGCTCCAAAGCTCTTTTGTGCTTGAGCAGCACCTGCGTAATATCATTACCAGGCGTTATGAGTTGACTGTTGATAAGGCAGTCCTGGCTGGCAGCGGTTCATCTAACGAGCCTACCGGCATCCTGT